TATGCCCCGATGGAATATCCAGAAGTGCCTGACTTGGAAGTGTACCCAATTAGAGAAGTCCTAAAGTTGACGCACGGATTCAACAGGTATACAGACGATGACGGCAGCACCAAGCGAGCCAGGTTGATGACTTCCAGTTTTGACTACTTAATGGGGCTTGCGATATTAGAGCTACTAGACGGCAAAGACAGTGTACACGGTGAAGGTAAGCGAGTTGAGCTTTACGGCTGGTCAATGGGCTGGGCAAACTCCAGCGAAACTGAATACAAGTATCAGCTACCAGGCACGGCACACTGGATTGGCATTGCGCTAGGAAGAGGGATTGAAGTAGTACTCGACAAGCAGACTGCTATATTTAAGTCGCAGATGTACACTTACGAAGGAGCTAGTATGATAACCCGTCAAACGTTAGAAGCATTCAAGGAAGCGTGGTTATTGCAAATGCAAACAGGGCAAGCCAAGTTTCATGGAGAACAAGCACGCTATCAGCAGATGGCAGAACTGGTAGAGCAAAATAAAAACAATAAACTATATCAAAGAAGTATGATAGCAGCACAGCACGATGTGAACGAAGCCTGGAAAGAGCTAATGCAGAGAGAGTGCGCTGTTCATGTTATTGATAATTTGATTGAGCATGTTGATACTGATGAAATAAACCTTGACCTCCAGAGCAGGCTGGTACAAATGGTAAACGAGGAAGTTGCCCAAGCCATTGAAGAGGGAAAACACGAGGAAGTGTATCGGGGCGTGGTGGGCGATGAGCAAGCGTGATTTAACCACCGAGGAAAGCGCAAAGTTCTGGATGTCTATTAGGCAGGCGTTCTTGATGGCAGTTGATGCCATTGAGCGCAGACAGGACGTTATGCACAGACCAAGAACCGCACAGCTTCGCACTTTCTGGAAAAATTGGAAGGAAGGCAATAAATCTAACTTGACATAATTGCAGTTTTGTGATATACTGAACAGTTAGTAGCAACAATTAAATACATGGCAGTCCTTTTGGAACGCCGTTTTGAAATGTAGAGATTTTATCCTACACAAAGAACGGCGTTTTTTATATTAAGTGAGGTAATATGGAAAATCATTTGAAAACTATAAGTAAGACGGATGACGAGCTGCGGGTAGGAAACTACATCGCAATATTCGGCGGACGCGACCTTGAATGGACGCGTAAAGGCGCAAACAAGGATGGCTCTTTGGGTGAGTATTTTTCCAATAAAACTGCCTTTGACAGCCCGTACACCGAAACCGGCACGCTGTATGTTGACTGGGAACACGGGTTTGAGCCAGAAGAAACGGAGAAGGACGACATACTGGGAACGGTAGATTGGAAAACCGCCAAGATTGACGAACATGGTCTTTTTGTTGAGCGTGTATTAAATCGAAGAAATAAATATGTGCAGTGGCTAGAGGGTCTTATAGATGAGGGGCTAATAGGAAACTCGTCAGAGCCGACACAGAAGAATGTTGTAAAAGAGAAAGATGGTCACATCTTAAAGTGGCCTCTGAAGCGTGACACATTAACGGTAATACCGTGTGAGCCTAGAATGCTCACAGAAAATCAAATGCAAGCAATAAAGTCATTAGCCGACAAGATGCCAAATCTAAAGTCGTTACTTCCAGAGGACGGGGTTGCCGTCAGTGAAGGCGAAGAGGAAGCGGAAGTCGAGATGAAACAAACTAAAGTCAAAATTATGGAGGAAACAATGACTGAAGAGATTAAGGAAGTCGTTGAAGAAATCAAGAAAGAGGAAGGCGAAGACTTGGGCGCTATTGTGAAAGCACAAGGCAACCAACTTGATGAACTATCAGCCGCAACTCATGAGATTTTAGATGCGATGAAGAACGCTCCCGCCCTCAGAGATGCTGGGTATTACTCTGATGTAGGTGGAAGCGATGATGTAGAGGCAAAGTCACTAGGGGACTTCCTTCTGGCTGTAAAGCGGGATGATAAAGTCCGCTTGGCTAAAGTCTACAAAGCGATGACTGAGGGAAGCGGAACTGCTGGTGGGTACTTAGTGCCTGAAGAGTTCCAACCGCAGTTGTTAGAAGCGGCAGCCGAGACTGCGATTATTCGCCCTCGTGCTACCGTCATCAATGTTGGAACTGACGCTGGGCATATTCCGGCTCTTGACCAACACTCAACTCCTACTGCTGGCGTGGGTCAAACTGCGTTTGCTGGTGGGATTGTGGGCGGATGGGCTGCTGAAGGTTCAGCAGGCTCGTCAACTGACGCCGCTTTCAAACAGGTTGAATACAACATCAAGAAAATTGCTGCTTACACCACAGTTTCAAACGAACTGCTGAAAGATAGCTCAATGAGTATTGATAGCTTGTTATCACGCTTGTTTGGTACTGCCGTTAGCGCAATCGAAGAAATGAGCTTCTTGCGAGGCTCTGGTGCTGGCGCACCGCTTGGATTGCTGAATTCCAACGCTGCGATTGGCGTAACTGTTGATACCAACAACGTGTTTGGTATTGCTGACGCTGTGGAAATGATTTCACGGTTTAGGGGCGTGGGCGGACAGCCCATCTGGATTGGTCACATTTCGATGTTGCCCAACCTCGGCAAGTACTTCGGTGGAACAACTGGAGTTCAGGGAATACACAACTTTATTCAGCCACGAGAGGGCATTCCCGGCAGTTTGCTTGGGTATCCTCTGTTCTGGTCTGAGCATATGCCATCAATTCAAGGCGATGCGATAATGCTAGTTGATCCGACTGCCTATGTAATCTTTGACCGCGAGCCTGTACGGGTAGCGTTCTCAGAACACGTTGGGTTTACCTCGGACAACGGCACGTTTAGAGTAACAAAACGGCTTGACGGACAGCCCTGGATGACTTCGTACTACACCTTGGCTGGGCCTACTGCATTAACCGTTAGCCCGATTGTTTACCTGGACGACTAATAAAAAGGAGAAAATAAAATGAGTGAAAGATTAGCACAAAGGGTTGCTCTTGTATCACAGATCGACCCTTATGGGGTTTTAGCAAGCTCAACCACAACTGGCGACGTCATTGACGCAAGTCTGTACGATTCGTTAATGTTTGTGTTTAGCATGGGGACTATCACTAGTTCCGGCAAACTTACGCTGACCATCTATAAAGGAACGGTGTCAGCTGCCGCTTCAATAACTTCATCTGTTACCTCTGTTACTTTTACAGAGAAAGACGACGACAAACAGCACGTTATTGACGTTGACGTCAGCGCAGAGCTGTCAAACCGTTATTACAAGATGACTCTTGTGGCAAACGGTGGAACAACCACTGGAGCGTGTTTTGCCTCAGTGATTGCGCTGGGATCAAAAGCCAGGTATCATCCGGCTTCTGACAACGACCTTGCTACGGCAACCGTCAAATTGGCGTAGTGGTTACTAAAAATGTTGAGGTAGGGCCGAAACTCTACCTCAACGGCTTCCCAAAGTCTGGAACGCACTTGAGTGATAGTATGGCAGTCAATATAATGACGCAGGCAAACCCGGAAGATAACTGGATGGGCAATCTCGACAATAGCGGATTTGGTGTCGGGCTTATTCATGTAGACTCTTTTCAAAAGATGTTGGAAGAAGTGCCGATGCACAGATACGTCAAAGGGCATTTAGCGTGGGACAAAAACATTGCTCAATCGTTCATTGATAATCATTGGTGCAAAGTGTTTATATTCAGGGACTTTAGAGATGTAGCAGCTAGCATGGCACATCATGCACGGAATGACAAGGAAGGAACTCGTTTCCCCGAAAAAGAGAAATACGAGGAAATGGAGTTTAATGAAGTTTTGAAAAGAGTTATTACAGGCGATGAAACCATTGATGGTGTAATGGACAGGTGGGAACTGTATGCACCTTGGCTTAACGAAGACTGGGTACTGAAGTTTGATTACGGCGACATACTAGAAAATAAAGAAAGTGCTTGCGAGTGGTTTATAAGATACTTGCTTGACAAAACGGGGCAGTACTTAGGCATCAGCACCACGCTTGACGGGGATGAATACAATAGAATGATGCACAGAATGATGAACAGATTGGAACATCCTGAGAAATCACCGACTTACAGGAACGGAAAGACGGGCGAGTGGAAAGAACATTTTACAGAAGAGCATAAAAGACTATTCAAAGAAAGTGACAAAAATAACTGGTTGATAAGGTTGGGATACGAAAATGACAGAAATTGGTGAAATTCTGATTGAAGAAGAAATAGAAGAAGTCAAAGCACCTGAATACGAGGCGTTTCTAAACGCTGCACAGGTTGAGGCATTACAGAAAGCCGGATTGATTGACAAGCTGTCAGTCAGGCGAGCTACAGATGAAGAGCTTATAAAGCTAGATGGCATTGGCCCAGCGACTATTATCAAGTTGCGCGATTGGTGCGTTGACGAAGTTGCCGAAGGCGATGCTATTTCTCTAAGAAATTTAGCTCTGAACGCAAACGGGGAACGCCTAGACGTGCTTCCCGGCGATGTTATTCCTGCAAGATTTGGGGCAGCACGGCAAGTAGAAAAAGGAAAAGCAACCTGGAGGTAAGTATTGGCAATAGTTAACGGATATATAACCACCGCAGAGTTCAGGGCGACTTACAAAGGCTCAACTGGCTCTTATGATACCGGCTTGATTGAGGACTTGATAGAAGGCGCAAGCAGATACATTGACACTCAAACATACCGCAACTTCTACACCTCAACGGGAACGACTGGCGGGAACGGAATCACGCTGTACTATACTCCAGAACTGTCTGATACGTTGTTCATCAATGACATGTTTGCAATCTATTCATTAAAAACTGACGAAGACGGTGACGGTACGTTTGAGAACACGTGGAACACCGGAGTAAACACGGGTGACTTTTGGCTGATGCCTTTCAACGCAGGAGTTGTTGAGAACACAGGCTCGTTTTGTTATCAGTGGATTGACGTTAATCCAAATGGTGATTACACCTTCCCCAAAGCACCACGCTCTGTGCAGATTGTTGGGAGCTTTGGCTGGAGTGGAGTTCCTGCTGACATCAAGGTTGCTTGTTACGAGATTGTCAATGCGTCTTATGGTAGACGTTCAGGGCAGAACATGACTGCTGTTGCGGAAGTGACTGCTGCGGGGGTTGTGCTAACGCCTGAAGACATACCGCAATCAGCAAGGAAGATTATAAACGCTTACAGGAAGTTTATATGACACTTAGCGTTGTAACAATAGCTGACAGAAACCAGACGGTTTTGTGTCTGACTTTGAACTTGAAAGAATGGCAATGAGTTCTGGTACTGCAAACGTGTGGAATGTTCAATACACGCTGACGTACAGGTTTCTTCATTCTGAGATTGGTTTGGGGATGGGGATACTTGACGCTTACCCAGGCATGGTTGACAAGGTGTGTGACTTCATAGACAAGATGCTGGTAAGCGATGCGGTGACAGGGGCGGTTGATTTAACGGTTGAGGATATAAGCACATTCGGGCCAGTGTCCGACCCGTCAGGAAAGATGTTTCACGGGTGCGACATAGCCTTTAGAATACTGGAGTTTGAAGTATGAAATACAGAGCAATAAGACCCATTGAAGGAAAGATTAGGCTAGGGGCGGGCGAATTTGTGCCTGAAGATGCGCCTAAGTCTTGGATAAAGAAGAAGTTGAAAGCTGACGAGATAGCAGTATATCACGCTGGGGAGGTTAAATGGCAACAGGAAGAACAGTTGGCTCAAGATACACCAGAGCCTATGTAGACGGGTACGACTTAAGCGGGTACGCTCGTTCAGTTGGCAGTCTTGATTGGGGGTACGACCACGAAGAGTTTACTACTCTGTCAAGTGCCATAACAGGTGTTTTGCCCGGACAATGTACTATTGCTGTTGGCGACATTAACAGCGTGATGGCAACGTCTACTGGCAATGTCACCCCGCACGATATATTCAAAAACGCCTCTGATGCGGTTAGAGATGTAATGATTCCGATTGGCATTAGAGCCGCTCCCGTTGATGGCGACCCCGTATTCTGTGCGCAAGTTTCACAAAATGCGTATGTGGGCGATGTTGACGGCGACACGCTTACTATGAACATGGACTTGGGAAGCTGGGATGCAAGAGCCGGTTCTACTGGTTACTACGACTTTCCTTGGGGTTATCTTATTCATGCGTATGGAGCAGAAACAACGCCAAACTCAGGGACAGCTTGTTGCACAGGCGGGGGACAAACCACAGCAGGCGGGTACATGATGTATCAAGTATTCCCCGGCAGCACCGGAACTGTGACGCTGAAAGTGCAAGACAGCACGGGCGGAGCTTTTTCCGACCTGGTAAGTTCAGGAGTGTTGACTCAAGTTGCCGCTACTGGGCAATCTGGAATAGTAGCGTTAGCCGCTGGAGCAACGGTGGACACCGACCTGCGTTTTCAGGTGGCGTTAACAACTGCAACAACCACCACATTCGCATTGGCGTTTGTGAGGGGAAGATAAAAAAGGAGTATTAAATGGCAGCATCAGTAGGAAGAACTGTAGGAAAATATGTAAAGTTTCAGATACACGATACCGGAGCAGCCTTCAGGGATATACCAGTCACCGCAATTAATGGCGTTGGTTTGACTTATCCTGAAGTAGACGTGACCGCTATTCAGGACGCCGTAAAAGGGATGTTGAACGGACAGCCTGATTACACGCTTGAACTTAGCGGGCCGTTTGACACAACGGCTGCTGTAACAGCATCAGGAAGTGGCGCAGTTGCCGCTCTGTCTGGTTCACACACAATATTGCAAAACTTACCGAATGATTTGACGCCGTTGTCGTTTGCGATTTACGTTGGCATCCGGCACGCATGGACAAGCGGTGAGCCTTCATTTGGATTGTCCACCACAAGCGGTAATGTTAGTGGGCTTTTGTGTATGAATTACAATGTTGACCCGGTTGCGGCAACGTACTCGGCAACGTTTAGAATGGCCCCCGGAAGCCTAGCTCCCGCTTGGGGAACTAAACTGTTTACTTAAATATAAGGAGATAAGTTGATGTCAAAAACTATCACTTCACCAGTAAAAGAATTTCCTGGCTCTGTTGAGCTACCTGATAGATTAACAATGCCGCAGGCGTTAGCCTTCGAGCAGTCAATAAGAGATGGACAAGCATTAGAAGAAGCCTCACAAACACAGTATGACGCTGTGATGGTTGAGGCTATTTGTGCATGTATTGAGGAATGGGAACTTGAGGACTTTGGACAATTAGCGCCTGACACTTTTCCCGCCACTCCTAGAATAGCGAGTGCCGAATTGATTGCTTGGCTGTATGGGGAAATTATAGGCATGTATAATCCTGAAGTCCCAAACGAGTAAAGGCCGCCGCATACTTGGTGGCAGACGGCGAGCCTATTGGGTTGTCACCCGAATTGAGTTTGATTGCAAACATGAACAGGTACGGTGTCGAAGCTGTAATGGGCAGAGCTTTAGGACACCACGAAATCTTGTGCATGAACACAGCGGAAACGATTGCAAGCGCTTATAAAGAGCGCTGGAAGTCTGAAGATTGGGTAACGTGGGGACAAAGCAATCCAAGCACGGCACGATTATTGAACGAAGCAATGAGGTTAGCGAATGGCGAAGAATTATGTTGAAATTGTTATCAGAGCATTTGATGACGCAACAAAAAAATTCAAAACAGTAGACAAAGCAATAGAAAAAACTGGCAAGACAGCCAAAAAGACCAGCGAAGGAATGCAGATGCTTGGCAAGGCTGTTGCGGCTGTTGGCTTTGCGGCGCTTGCCAAACAAGCTGGAAAGTTTGTAATTGAATCCACTAAACTCGCTGCTAGAGTTGAAACGCTTGGTGTCGTTACACAAACATTAGGGAAAACTGCTGGCTATGCTGGCTCTGAAATTATTAGACTTGAAAGGGCAATCCAAGACCAGGGCATTACTACACAAGCGTCAAGGCAAGCATTAGCCCAAATGATGCAGGCGCAGTTAGACTTAGCTGACGCAACTGAGTTGGCGCGTCTGGCACAGGATGCCGCTGTTATTGCTGGAGTAAACTCATCTGAAGCATTCCAAAGACTTATTAATGTCATCACGACTGGCAACGTCCGCATGGCTCGGACAATGGGGTTGCAAGTTAATTTCAACAAAGGCTACGAGGAAATGGCTGAACAGCTTGGAAAGACTGCTGACGAGCTGACAGCACAAGAGAAGGCGCAGTCAAGAACGAATACAGTCATGGGGCAAGGCAAGCAGATTGCAGGCGCTTACACTAACGCGATGGACAGCGTTGGCAAGCAACTAGAATCAACAGCCCGGTATACCGAAGAATTTAAGGTTTCTTTTGGAAAAGCAAACGTTGAAGTGATGGGCTGGGCAAATTTAGCTTGGCAAGATTTCTTAAAAACAACAACAGAATATTTAGACCTAACGGCTCTCAAGGAAGAAGCGGAGCGACAAGGACTTATAACAAGTGCCGAAGCACACGAAATGTCTGGGCAGTTAATGGCTGACGAGGTTACAAGGATTGAACAAATAGAAATCCTGATTACTCTTTTAGACGAACACAGAAGAGCGAAAGAAGACGTTATTGGTGCTGATGCCGTTTTACTTAGCAAGAACGCAGAGCTTACCGAATCATTTGCCTTGTTAGGCAAGGGCGTAGCAGGCTTTGCGCCAAAGAGTGAAATTGGAATAAAAGCATTAGAGAATTTCACCACCGCTGCTCTTGGGGCAGTTCAAATAAACAAGGAAGTAGAGATAGCAGCAGTTGGTGGATTCACAGAAGAAGAGCTGTCGGACATTGAAAACATGGCCGCTGCTTGGGGAATTGATTTGCCCGACAGTTTCAGAGAAGCCGCAAATAACTTTAACGTAACGCAAGGCACGCTAGAGAACGGGATGGACATTTTGATAACTCAGGTTGCGGTATACAATGCAGCCTTACGCAATGCAGCCAGACTAGAAGCGGACTTACTTATAGGCGCGGATGAAGCAGGAAAGTGGACACCGCCACCTAAGTACAAACCGCAAGCAAGAGGCGGCAAGCTCGCTGACATGGCGCTTGTTGGCGAAGAAGGGTACGAGCTTATTATTAACGGTATCGTTATTCCGCACGATGAAAGCAAGAAGATGCTAAGTCTTGGCATGGCTATTCCTGACAAAGCTTATGGTACGGGAGGCAGACTTGACCCCATGGTTGACGGCGGGTTTAATGTGCCGGATTGGACAAAAGACATTACCTTTACCGGTTATCATCCGCCCCATGCACAGAGGGCAAGACCTGGTGCTACTCCTCCCCCAGCACCTCCGCCCCCGAAACTAAAAGCGCCTGACACCGCTTCCGCACAAGCTGCAAACGCAACCGCACAGCAATCGGCACAAGCAGCAGCGGACGCAGCGGCGGACATGAATATCCAGATGGAAATACTTGCTGGCATCCGTGACCTCGCAACGGCAGAAGATATACAAGAATCAATGACTACCGCCTTGGAGTTGGCGATGCTGTGAGTATAACAAAAACGGTAGAACTAAGGTTGTCATCAGCCATAGAACAGCATTTTGACGAAGAGATAACAGACTTTGATACTGTTACTCCTGCCTGGGATGGGGAGGTAGACGAAGTAGGAGATTTTGATTCA